TCACTTTTTTCGGCGCCACCGGCTCACCCCCTCGACGCGAGCATGGGGCCACCAGCGCAGCGCGCCAACTTTTCGGCCGGCAAGGGTTCGACTACTTCAGCGCCCGCCCAACGAGCCAGCACCCGGTGGTCCACCCGATGCCGGCGACGAATGAGAGAACGAGAGCGGCGGCGACGTTGGCGACGGTCAGGGCTGGCATAATTGCCGCGGCCGGACTCGAACCGGCGACCTCCAGGTTATGAGCCTGGCGAGCTACCGCTGCTCCACGCGACCCCGACATTCTACCGGCGGGTCCGACACCCGCACAACGTCATTGAAGAACCAGGCGAACCGGTACGAGATACACCGGAAGCCATCGACCACCCCTCGATCCAGGTGTGGGAAGAAGGCTTTCACGGGGTGTCGATAGCGTCGGGTCAGCACGTCTACCCAGGAACGAGGCGCTGGCCCGGCTGCGGCGCCAGGATGGGCGAGGGCCGGTAGTCCTTCACCAGGTCTCGCGCGAGCTCGAGCATGGCGTAGCAGATGATCTTGTCGTTCAGGGGCGCGGCCACCTTCGCCGACCCATCCCGATGCAGCTTGATCACCATCGTGGCGACAACTTCCTGCTGAGGCACCTCGGTCTCGATCTTCATCCGTGTACTCCCTTTCAAAATTCCAACCGCGCTCCGACGCCCGCATTGCTCCCCATCCGCGTGGTGGTCTCCGCGAAGCCGAAGAGCGCCACATGCTCCGCCGGATGGTACCCAGCCTCACCGCGGGCGTAGGCGCCCGAGAGGGAGCTCCAGCCCGCTTGCGCCTCCAAGTAGCCACGCCGCAAAGGAACATCGGTCAGCACACGGCGCAACCCGTCGCTGACCTCCGCGCGGGTGGCAACTAGGGGGAGGCGGTGGCCGCGACCGGCACCACGGCCCTGGCCTCGACCGCCTGGTGGATGTCCAGCGCCCGCTCGAGCAGCCCGGACAGGAACGTCTCCAGGAAACCGCCGGAGATGCCGATGGACTTGAGCTGGGCAAGGCCACCCGCGCCGAGCCCCTCCTTCAGCAGGCGCATCCCTTCGGTCTTGAGCTCGGCGGCCTCGGCAGAGGTGATCTCCCCGTCCTCCGCCGCCTTCTCAAGCTTCGCCCGCATCCCGCTCTGAACGTGGGCCACGGTGGTCAGCGCGATGTTGTCGGCGACGGAAAGGACCCCGGCAACCTTCGAGGTCTTCGCCTTCTCCCGGAGCCACGAAGCAAGGTAGGCAAGCGCTGCGGTGGCGACTCCGGCCGCCGCGGTGCAGATGGGGACCAGGAGGTACTGCACAAAGGTGGCGCCGAACGACAGCGGCGGAGCGGAGGCGGCTTCTGCGGCGAGGACTAGCAGGTGCATGGGTTCTCCTAGACGGTTGGAAGCGGGTGCGCTGCGAGGAACTTGTCGCGCCGAGCGAGGACGTCCTTGGTGTAGTTGTGGCCCGTGGTGATGGTGTCGACCAGGGCAACGCGGTCCGCGCCGGCATCCGCGGAATGGATGAGGTTGCGCACGTTGTCGAGGCTCGCGTTGTACGAGGCGATTGCCGGAATGTAGTCGCGGCCGAACTGGCTCAGGTTGAACGCCAGGAGGCTCGCCCCGTAAAGGATGTTGGCCCAGGGGCGCTTCCAGAGCGCCACCCCGTCGACCCCCAGGGCTGCGATGAAGGTCTTGTGGTACCGATCATCGATCTGCATGAGGCCGCGTCCATGCCCGCCGTCGCCAACGCCATCCGGCCCCTTCGTGCTGAGGAAGTCGCCTCCTCCGCTTTCCCGATCGCAGAGAGCAGCCAGCACCAGAGCGTCGAGGTCAAAGCACAGTGCTGCGGCCTCGAAGTGCTTGGCGTATCGGGAGAGCCGCGGGGGGAGCCTGCTGGCGATCTCGTTCATCGCACCACCTCGGGGATGGTGGCCTCGATCGGAGCCGCGAACCGAGCCTGGCGACGACCGGAGAGCAGGAAGTTGTAGATGCCCTTCGTGTCCTTGCGGCCCTCCACGACGTCGGCTTGGACGGCCTGGACCTGGGCGGTGGCCTCCCGCTTGTTCTGGTCGACCACCTTCGAGAGCTTGTCGACTGCCTCGTGCGACTCAGCCACGGCCACGGTGGTGATCGCCCTGGTTTCGGTGACGGCGGTCTCCTTGGCCTTGTCGGCGCGATCGACCCCCCACCACATCACCCCTCCGACTGCGACCACGATTCCGGCAATGAGGCCACCCGCCCAGCCCAGCAGTCCCCGATGCGTCACGGTGCCCTCCTTGAGATCGTGGACCTCACCGCGCAGCTCGGCGATGTCCTTCTTGATCTCCGCCTTGAGCTTGGCGCCCCACCGGAGTTCGCCCGTCTCCGGGTCGATGTCCTCTGGCACGGTCATTTGGCAAGGGGTCCGCTCTGAACGTGCGACAGGAGCGACTTCAGAATCGTCATCAACTCCGCGTGGTCCTTGCTGTGCTCCGAGCGGATGCGCTCCAGGGCGATAGTCTGGTTGGCCTGCTCGATCTTGAGATCAGAGATGGATGCGCTCTGCCGCTTCTGCTCGGCCTGCACCTCCATCATCAGGACGCCGTACCTCTCCCGCCAACCGTCCATGCCGAGGAGGCGACTTTCCACCACACGCAGCCGGTGGCTGGTGTCGGTTGGGTCCAGGCGGAACTCGTCCACCGTGGCAGCACGCCCCGGAGACTTGGGGCCTGGTGGCTGGCTGTCGTCGCTCACGGTGGCCAGCTCCTATTTGAAGTAGTGGGACTTCCAGCGCTCGAGCGCCTTGGCCTGCAGCACCGCCCGACGAGCCGCGGCCTCATCTGCCGGCAGGGCGTCGGTGAAGCACTGGGTGGTGATCTCCCCACGAGCTCCAGCGATCTCCGCGCAGATGGTCTCGACGACGTTCACGCCATCGCGGAGGACCGCGTCTTGGACGTTGAGGATGAGGGGCTCAGGCCTGCTCACCTTCTGCGCCCCAACGGTGCCCGCCGCGCCGATGGCGACTGCTGCGACGATTGCTCCGACGGTGCTCTTGTTGGCCATGGCGTTCCTTACTCGTCCACGTCTGGACAGGTGGTGGTGGTCCCGTAGCGATGCCCGGAGGCCACGGTGTTGAGGGGCTGAATCCAGGCGTAGGTGGTGCCGTCGTTCTTGACGATGCACTTGCACTGCTTCGTCTGCCTTCCGCCCGTGCTGCCGGTTGCGTCGTCCTGAATGATCCGCGTCGTTCCGATCGCACAGGTGTCAAGCGTCGACGGCGCGAGCCGGATGTACGTTCCGGTCAGGTGCACCGAGGTGACGTAGTCCGTCGACGTGACCTGCCCGGCCGAAAAGATGCCGCCACAGGTGATGATATTGGAGGCCGCCGTGCCGGTGCAGGTCTGCCCACCGACGGTGAAGGCGCCCGTCGCTGCCGTTCCAATCGTGAAGCCGGTGTCGACAGTCTTCGCGCCGGAGCCGAGCGTTTGGGTGCCGTTGGTGACGATGCCGGGGTGGGTTGCGTCGGCCGGACCGAGGGCGATGGCTTGCCCGGAGATGGTGGCGCCCTTGGCGTCGGCAGAGCCAACCGCTGCGATGGTGACGTCTCCGGTGTTGGTGCCCGTCGCCGTCGAGCCGCTTGCGACGCGAGGATCCAGGCTGTTCCGCATCCCGCTCGAGGCAAGCCCCGACGCGACCGCCAGGCCGGTCCACGAGATGCCCGCCGTGACCAGAAGCCCCCAGGCGGAGATGACGAGAGCTCGACGGAGTTTCATTGCAGTTCCCATACGTTGACTCCCGCGTCGGCGGCGTAGGCGTCGGGCAACCAGGCCAGGTCCCCGTTCGCATTCGACATGGTGGTGATCACCCGCTCGCCGGCCACGAACGGAACCCCGGTATTCACCCGCTCCGGAAGAGCGGTGACACCTCCATCCCCGTCGATCACCGGCAGGAGCCGGCCGGCAATGTCGAACTTCAGGAGGAGAACCTTCCCCTTCAGCCGCACCCCGGTGTTCGCGAACTTGGTCTGTGTCGACTCGTTGGTGAAGACCCCTCCGTCCGGGCTGAAGATGCGGCCCAGGGGGATGGGGGTTCCACTCAGGCGAAGGTCAACCTCGAGCTGGCTGGTCGGCCGGTAGTTGGTGTTCGAGGACACCTGCGCGCCGGCGAGATGGCTTACGAGAGCCACCACCAGGAGCACCGGGATCACGGCCAACCAACGAAGCGAACTTCTGTAATTCATGGTGCTCCTCCGAATCAGATGGCCTTGGGAATGATGAACCACATGAACGCCCAGTTGGCGGTGGCAGCGGCGTTGCCAATGAGGGTGAAACTCCCAGCGGCTCTCGTGACCTTCCACCCGGTCAGCGTTGCGTCCAGGTCCGTTGGGCAGATGAAGACCTTGTCGTTCGCGGAGAGGATGTGGTTGTTCGTGATGACGACCGTCGTCTGCCCGAGGGCCACCGCCGAGAATCCACAGGGGGCGTTAATGGTGGCGTTGCCAGGGCTTCCGCTCGAGTCCCCGTGAGGCAGCGCCAGGCCGCGAACTGGCTGGAAATACCCACGGTACTCGAGCTCGGCGATCACCACCTCGCCGAGAACGGCGTCCTCGTAGAGCCACCTGGTGCGCGGGGAATTGGCGAAGGTCCCGCTGCTGATGCGGCCGGACTTGAAGTTGGGGTCGGTCCGGTTATTCGGGGCGGTGCCGATGACGCCGGTCCGCTTCTGGGCGAACTGCCGCTCGCTGCTGCTGATCTGCAGCATGTCGCCGCTGAATTGGCCGGAGCCGCTCACCAGCGCGTCCATGGTGGCGGTGCCGACGTTCCCACCGGTCGGCCCCACGCGAACGGAGTCGCCAGGATGGAAGCCACCGCCGTCGTTGGCGTCGCGGACCAGGTAGCCGGCCGAGTCGCGGTTCAGGGTGACGGTGCCTGGCTCGTGGCGGACGTGTTTGAGAATCAGCGCCCCGCCGCCGGCGCCCCAGGTGTAGTCGGTCAGCCCGTAGTGGCCGCCGGTGATTTCGATGAGGTTCCCGTTTCCGGAATCCACAAGAGACTGCGCCGCCTGGCCGTATCGGAGAGCACACTTGTGGAGCACCAGGTGGGCCTCGTCGCCGAGGATTTCCACCATGTTGGTCGGCGATGAGTTGCCGCCCACCCGCTCGTACTGGTCCATGAAGAGCCGGACCTTGTCACCGCCGGCGCCGAGGATGATGGATTTGGAAGCCTCGGCCGGGGTGTTGGACTCCGAGTTGACCCCCTGCACCTGGCACGGGTGGTAGGACTGGAAGCCAACCCCGTCGCCCACCACGAAGTCGGCGGTCTTCGTGTAGATGAAGCCACCTCGCACGTTGAAGCTGCCGAACTCCGCGTGGTAGGCAACCCCGACGTCGAAGGCCTGGCAGTGGTCGAAGTTGATGGCGAGCGCATTGTTGTGCTCGATAGAGAACGCGTCATTGCTCAGGTTGTGTGCGAGCACCCGACGGCAGGTCCCCAAATCATTGTTCTGGTCATCGGCGCCATCAATTGCTCCGGCGCACGTCCAACGAATGCCGTCAGTGAGCCCAACGAAGTCGTCGGAGCCGAGCTCCACGTCGGCGACTTCGTTCGATGTGCCGACCCGGCCGCCGACTGCCCCGTCCTCGCGAAATTCGATGGCGCACCGGGGGCGCGTGGTCTCCACTCCCCGGATAGAGAAGCCCTCGAACTTGGAGAAGCGAACATTCTTGAGCAGCAGGCAGCGCGTTCCGACCAGGGCGGCCGTCGGCTGGAAGATGGTCCCGCCAAGGCCGACGCCGATGATGCGTGTGCGCTCGACGTTGTAGAGGTGGAGGAACTGCGAGAAGCCGAAGACGCCATCGTCGAAAACGAGCGTCCTGCCGTTGCGGACAAGCGCGAGATTGAGGAATGCCTGAATCGCGTCCCACTCGTCCGACCCGTCTCCCTCGATTTCGTAGTCCCTCGAGTGGAACGTGTCCCCAAAGCGCCGTGCCAGAGTGCGCGCGGTGGTGCCCCCGTAGGCCACGACGGTCCGGGCATCGAGTGCGGTCGCATCCGGGTCCGCTTCGATGTCCTCGCGGATGGCGGCAAGTGCGGCCTCGGTATCCGCGGCGACCTGCTGGACCTGCATCGTCACCTTGTCGAGCCCGGCCTCGTAGGTGGCGGGATTGAAGCTGCCCTGGGTCCCGATCTGCGACTCCTGGGTGTACGGCACCACGCGCTCGATGGTGACCGTCTCGCCGGTCGCCAGTGCTTCGAGCAGAGTAACGGTGCCGCCCTCGGACTCGCCCGCACCGGTCAGCGTGTAGTCAGTGCCCTGGACCAGTAGGACGTCGACATCGTCGACCGTCTTGGTCACCACCAGGTGGTTGTCCTCGATGAACGGGAACTGGACCGGGAGCTCGGTGACCTCGTCGTCCCCGTCGTAGGACACGGTTCTGGTGGCGACCGGAACAGTCATGGATCAGAGGACGACCCAGCCGACCTTCGTGGCGGCCGTGGCAGCAGCGTTGCCGGTGATGGTGAAGGAGCCGGCCCCAGGAACGACCGACAGGATTTCGGTGAAGGTGGCGTCCACCTGCTGGAGGACCGCAAACACCACGCTGGCCGCGGTCACCAGGCTGTTGGTGATCACCAGCGTCGCTTCGCCGACCGCAACCTTCGCCTGACCGCGCGGCTTGTTGACTGTCGCGGCCCCCGGAATGCCACTGGAGTCGGTGGAGTCGAGGCTCAGCTTCCCGGAGGGACCGATGAGGAGCTTGCCGCCGCCAATGTCGATCCCGGCCGCGGACCCCGAAACAACCGGGGCATCCCCGAGTGCAACCAGCGCCCCGTTGTTGGCCTGAAACCCAACCACCCCTGACTCGGCCTCGCTGACAATCTGCCTGCGTCGGAACTTCTTGGTGGTCGACAAGAGCGCCTCCCCGGGGCTGGAGAGGCCATGCTCCGACTGCTTTCGTACATTTTCCGCGGACGCACTTTGCAGACGTCTGCAGGTCGAATTCTGGCGGCCGAGCCGGGGCGTGGTGGGATGGGGAGATGAAGAGACTCGCCCTCGCCCTCCTTGCCGCCGTCGCCTGTGGTCCGCCCGCCAGCGATCCGGGCGGAGGGGGCAGTCCTCCACCGACGAGCTCGACGAACACCTACCTCTGCACGCGCCACATGTTCCCGCCGAACGTCACCCCATACGACACCGGCGGAAGGCTGGTCTGCGCAGCGTCCTCGTACGCGGCCGCGCAGCTAGACCAGCAGAACTGCTCACCCTACTGCTCTGTCCATTGCTCTCTCTTTCAGGACGGTTGCTAGCCGCTGGGTTGGCCGTGACCCACCTGTCCGGCTGTTCCTCTATCGGTCGAGCTCGCCCTGGTGGTGGAATTCGTCAATGGACTGGGTCGTGCTGGTCGTCGTGATGGGTGGTGGGCTTGCGATGTGGCTGATCGAGCGTCGCCACGCGGCCCGGCAGCCCAAGGCTTCTGGGCCTCCGACGATCCGAGATCTCCTCGGGCCGGCCGAGAGGGTTGGCGCAACCGGACTGCCGCCTACTCCCCGCGGTCCACCCGCTTCGTCCCAGCCACCCCACGAACCACGTCCATGACCCCCTCGGGCTCGTGGTCACCAGCGCCCACCGCCTTGAGGTAGCGGGCGGAGCGAACCGGCGCCCCCGACGGCAGGTCGGCTGCGACCAGGAGGGCCTCGAGGACGTCGAGGACCTTGTCTCCTGCATCGCCCCCCTTGTGCACGGCCTGGTCGAGGGCCTGCCTCAGTGAGTCCATCCCCGCCAGTGGTGGCGCTAGCCGGGCGCTGACCGGCTGCATCGTCTTGCCCTCGACGAGCTTGAGCAGCTTGGTGCCCGCGGTGGTGATGCCGGCCCCGAAGATCCCAAACATCGCCCCGAACGCCGAGATTGACTGGAGCGCGGCCCACTCAGCCCAGCCCTCCGGAGTCTCCTCCTCCGGGTGCTTCAGCGTGAAGAGCTCGCCGATCGCCCCGGCCATCACCAGGATGGCCAGGGTCCGCCCCGCCTGAGCGCCAGCACGCAACTTGTCCGCCTTGCCCTCGGCATCGTCCCATTGGTCCAGCGCCTTTGAGATGACGTCCGATTCCATGTTGTAGAGCTTGTTGAAAAACCCCTGGAAGGCGATCAGCTGTCCGATGCCGTGCTTGTCACGGAGGACCGGCGCCCGTTCACCCGCCTCGTGCGAGGGCGTGGCCTGGCGGAGCATCTCGTCGGCGTGCTGGATGGCGCGGCCCTCGTCGGGGTCGGCCGCCAGCGCATCGGCGAAGGCGCCGTGCCACACGATTGGGTCGACGAGCTTTCCGATGGTGTGTTGGAAGAAGAACTTGGTCTCCTGCGCTCGGGCGATCGCGTCGCCGATCCGGGTGCGCTTGCCTGCCGCACCGATCTCCCCGATCTTCCGCTTCAGCTCGGCCGTCGACTCGTCGGACCGCATTCGCATCTCTGGCGACTTCGCGAGGGCCTCCCGCCGCATTGCCGGGAGCCCACCCACCAGCGAGGACCCGTAGGCGCGCAGCATCGATGCAGCTGAGACCTTGCCCGCCGCAGCAGCCACCAGGGGATTGCTCAGGTCACCCAGGGCGTTGGCGATGTTCCACCCCAGGGCGCGGCCGACCATGCGGGCCTTGCCACTGGAGAGCGCGCGGTAGAAGACCCCGAGCTCCTTTGCGACCGAGTCGCTGTGGACGCTGGCGACGGCCTTCAGCCAGCCCTCGATGTTGTCGCGGTACGGCAGGCCCAGCCGGCGCACCACCGTCGAGTTGAAGGAGGAATTGCCGATGATCCGCGCGGCATCTCGAACGAAGCTGTTGAACGCAGCGTAGTGGATCGTCTCGAGTACGTGCCCCGGCATCACGTTCCAGTCGAGCAGGATGATGTCCGAGTAGTTCTTCGCGCGCTCCTTGGTGAAGGATTTCGCAACCGACGCCGGCACGCTGTTCCCGCCGAAGATGTTCTGCAGCGCCGACTCGGCCTGCTTGCGCCCCACGCGCGAGTCCACCGGCGAGTACCTTGCCGGGAAGTACCCGCCCGTCAGGACGCCGAATGGGGTGATCACCTGGGTGGCTTCGATCTTGTGGGGCTTGATGCCGTTGACCTTCTCGTAGGCCTCCGCCATGTGCGGGTACAGCTCCCGGTCGAGCAGGGTCCAGATGCTCTGCACGAAGTCCCATTCTTCCTTCGTCATGTTCTTGTTGAGGAAGTCGGTCACCTGGGCGTCGGTCCACTGGTACCCGCCGAGGAGCCGGTCCTTGTTCGATGCGTTGCCCATGTTGAGGGCGACCATCCACATCCACTGCCGATCCCGCTCGCCGCCCAGGTTGACGTCGTCCGGAATTGGTAGAGCGCTCGCGTCGATGATGTCGTAGCGCCCGGCCTGCATTTCCTCCGGCAGCGCCTCCCATGCCTGGGTGAAGAATCGGAGGACCTTCGAGGAGAGCTCGACCTCCTTGTTCCTCGCCTCGACGTACCCCTTCCAGAAGAACCGTGTCGCGGTCGACCCCAGCCGCCGGAACAGGCCCGCGGTCTCCCGCTGTGCGGCGTGGAAGCTGTGGAGCCAGATCTTGAATCGGTACGCCGGGGTGGCGAGGGACGCCGAGTGCGGCTGGGTCCCCTGGTCCTTCAACCCCGAGGCCTCGAGCTCGATGGCGTCGGTCAGGCTATCCACCGCCAGCCGCTTGCCCTCGACGTTGATGTGGTTGGTGTCATAGGCGGCCTTCTTGATCTGCCGGAGCGCCGAGTCGACGTTCCGCATCTCCCCGAAGGTCAGGCTCTTCCATGGCTTCGGGTCCGCGATCAGCCGACGGATGAGATCCACGTCGAACGCCGGCGAGAGCATGTCTGCCTCGAGCCGCTGCACCAGGGCCTCGAGTCCACCGCGCTCGGCCAGGATGCCCTTGTCGAGCTCCGGCGCTATCTCACCCACTGCCTCGAGGATGGTGTCAACCGCGTCGAGGTACTCCTTCCCGGCGAGCCCCAGCTTGGATCGCCGCTTGTCGTCGGAGAGGTTCGCCAGCAGGGCTTGGAACGACTCCCGCTCCTCGGCTGCCTTGGTGAGCTCGCGGTACAGGTAGAAGTTGAGGAGCTGCTGCTGCTTCGCGACGTAGGCCGCGGAGGTGTCCCCCTTCGCAGCCGCTCGAGCTGCTCGGCCAGCCGCGGAACGCTCGGCGGTAAGAGCCGCCCCAGCGTCGAGTCTCCGGACCGCCCGACGCTCGACCAGGAGCGCGGCCGCGGCCTTGATCGCAGCTAATGGCGGGACGGGGCTCCCGCTCTTCTTGCCCAGCTCGGACCACTCCCGGAGGAGCCACTCGGCGGTGCGGTCCCCGTGCATCCCCTTGGCTGCGGTGTCCCGCATCTTGCCGATGTCGTCCATCACGCCCGGGTGCTTGTCCTTCATCGCCTGCTCGGCCATCTCCCTGGCCCATTCGTCACGGGTGGGGTGGAGCTCAATCGCCTCGAGCAGCTGCCTGGCGTTTGGGTAGTTGAACAGCTGGGCGATGTCCTTCGGGTCCTCGCCGCCCTCTTTGACCAGCCGACCACCGAATGCAGCCTTCGCGCGGTCCTTCCCGATCAGCGCCTCGACCTTCTTCCGATCCAGGCGACCCATCATCCCGTTGGGCGGAGCGTCGGGGAGCTTCCCCTTCTTGATGTAGTCCTTCGCCTTGGTCACCTGCAGCCCGTCGTAGGCCGCCCGCGCCTTCTCCTTCTCGGCCGCGAGTTCCTCACGCCACCAGGCCTCCGACTCGCGCAGCTGCTCTTTGACCGCGGTGTGGGCCAGTTGCATCGATGCGTGCGAGGTGACGTCCGCCATCTCGTCCAGGTAGGCCTGCCACTGCTCCGGAGTCATGCCGGCCTGCACGGGGGACTGCCACAGGGGCGCCAGGCCCATGCTGCGACGCTGGCGGTCAATCTCCTTGTCGGTGGCCAGGAGGCGCTCGAACACCTCGCGAACCTCGTCGGTGAGCTCGACGTTGAGCTCGGTGGCGTTGGAGTAGACGCCGGTCAGCCACAGCCGGAACCGGGTGAATGCGCGCATCATCGCGTTGCTGGGCGCCTTGCCCTCGCGCAGGTAGGCCTCGAAGGCTCGCGCCCACTTCTCGTGGTGCTCCCGCTGAATGTCCTCCGCCTTCTCGACCCCCATCCACTTCAGGGTGGCCTCGAGGTCCGCCTTCAGTGCGGCCGAGGCGCCGGGCTTGGCCGCGAGGTCGCGCATCATCTCAAGGAAGGTGTGGCCGAGTTCGTGGAATACGGTCGACCTGTCAGCCTTCGAGAGGAAGATGTTGAACGCCTTGCTCTGCGCCGTCTTGACGATCTCCACCCGCCCGCGCTCGTCGCCGGTGCCCTGGAAGAGGATGTCCTTTCTGGTTGCGGCCTCCTCGATCGCGCGCCGCCGATCACCATCCTTCGACTTGCTGTAGGTGACAACCTCGAGCCCGTGCTCCTTCAGCGCCTCGAGCACCTTCGGGCTCACTCCTTCAGGAACCACGGCAGCCTTGAATTCGCCCAGCCGCACCGCGCGCTGGGGCTTGGCCTCGAAATACTCGGTGGGCATCGCTAGGAGGTCCTGGCCGAATGCGCGGACCTTCTCGACGAGCTCCGACGGCACGTCTTTGAATCGGTAGGCGAGCTCGGCCCCGATCGAGCGGCCGCGCTTGTAGGACTCGCCAATCGCCGCGGCGACGTCGTCGATCATCCGGAAGGAACTGTCGCCCTGATAGTAGGGCTGGAGTTCCTCGGTGAGAGCGAAGAAGCGGCTGTCGTTTTCCTTCTTCAGCGACTCGAACTGCTCCGGGGAGACGACCTTGTCGCGGGCCTTCTTGATCTGCTCGAGGCTGGAGAAGCGCTTCGTGCCGGCAGCGCGCACACTGCCGAGACCGAAGTTGAAGTTCTCGCCCTGGCGGATCTTGCCCGTCACTTCCTTCAGCACGTTCTCAAGGGTGTACGGGATGCCCCTCTTGTTCCCGCTCGCCGTGCGACGCGTGATGAGCCTGGCGCCCTGAGCCTCGGCGACCCTTGCTTCGGCCCACTCCTCGAACTCGTTTTCGCCGGCGGCAGCGACCATCTCTTCGGCCGCGTCCCGGATCGCGGACCTGCCCTCCCCAGGAACCTTCTGATTCTTCTCAGTTTCCAGCCAGGCCACTTGGAGCGCGGGCTGGATCAGCGAGCCGTGGATCACGTCCCTGGGATCGTCCGCCTCGACCTTCTCCCGGAAGTCCCCCAGGTAGCCCTCTGTCCGTTTGACGAACGGGGCGAGGAACCGGGTGAGGTTCGTGAGCTCAGAATCCTTCACCTGGAAGTGGGTGTCCGGGTACCTCGGCGAGTAAGCGTCCGAGGCAAAAACCGGAGTCTCGCTTGGATCGGCCATCTCCGGCCCACCGAGGAGAGTGATCTCCCCGAAGCTCTCGAGCGGGTGCTCTTTTCTGGCGACGCCGAGAGAGGGCGCTGCGAGGCCGCCGAGTTCGTCAGCGTGGAGCAGGTTGTCAGCGGTGAGGTTGTGCTGCACCAGGAGGTTCTTCGGGTCCTCCTTCTTGGACTGGTCGAAGCGCTCTACTTTTGCGGAGCCTTCGGGCCGTACATCGCGTCCATGATTTCCGAACTCTTCGAGGCGAGCTCTTCGCGCGAGTACGTCTTCTCGTGGTTCCAGACCTCCACGCCGTGAAACGCTATCCGAAGCGCCTTCTCGGCCTTGAACCCCGGGGGCAAGTCTTTCAACGCGACCTCGGTCGGCTGCCGCTCCTCGCTTGCCGTGTCTCGCGAGTCGGTCTTTGTGGGTGTTGAGGTTCCGCTCGGCATCGTCCTCTGTCCTTCCAACTCCCCAGCCAAAGGAAATCTCCTTGATGCGGAACGTGTCGCCAGATTCTCCGGGGACATCGACCGTCGCACCTTCAGCCAAATGATACAGGTGCCTGAGGAAATCGGCCAACAGGGCCGGGTCGTCAGCCTGGGCCGCGTACTCGTCTCCATGGAAGTGCGCGAAATCAAAGGCCTGGCCGAACTGCTGCGCCGCGATGGTGCTGAAGCTGCGGATGAGGGTGTCGCCGATGACCTTCCCGAATTGGTTGGTCGCCTTGAGTCCGTTGAGATCCAGCCGCGCCTGCCACTTCTTCTGCGGCAGCGCCCTGAAGCCGTCCTCGGTGAGGACGCCGGTGTCGGGCTCGAAGTTGATCGTGGAAATGGCGAACTCTTCCGGAACGCCGGCGAAGGCCTGGCGGAGCTCGTCGCCGATCAGAGCCCCCTGAGCCTCGCCCTCACCGAACCTTGCGAGGTCTTCGTTCTCGTCCACGCCAAGAGGCCGCTCCCCACGAGGAGCCCGGGTTTTCGCATCCTCGGCCAACCGCTTGATCTCGTCGTGGGCGCCTGCGGCCTCGGTGATGTCCTTTCCGACGGTGCCGGTCACCTGCAGCCCCTTCAGTTCCGGAGCGGCCTGAAGCGCTGCAATGATTGGTGCCAGCTCTTCTGCCGACGCCACTCGGACCACGAAGTCGGTTCCGCTTTTCGCTGCTTCCGGCGCAGCCTTGACCAGCGCCCTGGCTGCTGCCCGCAGCACCTTGTCGGCGAGCGGGTGGCCGCCCTTGCTGTTGTAGTGCTTCGAGCCCTCCACGGAGACATGCGCCACGAGCGGCTTCCCTTCGGTCGGAAGCGCATCGAAGGCCCGGCGGTTGAGCAGCCCCGTCACCCGGTCTTTGTAGTAGGCGCCGAGCTTCCCCTCCTCGTCGAGGCCGCGATAGTAGGTGGAGAGCTCCGTCGCGTTGTCGGTTGGCGCTGCGGACTGGGAGAGCGACATCTCGGCGGCAGGGCCGGTCTGCGCTGGATTCACGCGAAGCGGGTACTGGGCCAGGAGCTCGTCGACGGTCCGCCCCTCGCGGGCAGAGAGCGTGTGAAGAACGGCGCGCCGAAGCGTGACTGCCTTCTGAACCTCCGACTCCTGGCGCCCAGCGCGCCGCATGTCGTCTTGCATCTGCGACATTGCGGCCTGCTCCATTGGCGACGGGTCCGGCCCGTCCTTCTTGTCGAACTGGGCGACCAGGTCCTTCACGCTGGCGGCGAAGGATTCCTTCTCCTGCTTCAGTTGCTCCCCGGTCTTGTGCACCGGACTGACCGCGACCTTGTCCTTGAGCGTCCCAGCGATGGCGTGCCCGGCCCACTTGTCTTGAAACTCCTCGATGGACACCTCGAGCTTGCCGCCGGTCGCAAGGGCCTCCTGCAGGCGCTCCGGTCCGCTCTCGCCCATGAGCTGCTTGGCGCCCTCGTTCACGTCGGTGTTGGCGCTCTGGAAGAAGGTCTGCACGGTGGCCGGATCGACGTAGAGGTCCGTCACCTCGCGGCCGACCTTCCCGGAAGCGGTGGCCACTGCATCCGCCATTGCCGCGGGCTTCGCGCGACCTGCGGGAGAATTGGCGGCGGCGTCCATGATCGCGTTCGCCTGGTGCTGCCCGACCGCCGACTCCTCCGAAAGAACCTTGGCCTCGATGAGCTTGCGCTCGACGTCGGGCAGGACTCGGCGGAGGACCTTGTCCTGGACCACGTTCACGGCCGCGTGCACCGGCGCCAGGGGGAGCATCCCGATGAATGCGCTCGTTCCGGCCGCCACTGCTTGGGCAGCTCCGCCCGCGATGTCCGGCTGCTGCAGCTTGCCGGCGACCATCGACCTGGCCACGTACCCCTCGAGCATTCCGATCACCTCCTGGGGGCTCTCCTCGAGGAAGCTCTCCGAGATGTTGCCCTTCGCCAGGCGCTCCGAAACATCCTTGAAGAGCTGCCAGGAGCCCTTCTGGGTGAGCACCTTGGCCATGGCCTGCTTGTAGTTGCCCGACGCGAGGAGCTCGCCGACGGGCCCCCACCGCTTGGCCTCGAGCTCGAAGAGCCCCTGCTCGAGCACCGCCTTCAGCACGCCGCCAACCAGGGCAGCACCGGCCGCCACTCGGAGAGGGACCCGCTCGCCCGCGTCGGTCCTTGTGTCGACCAGGTCGACCATGTCCGACTGCGCCTCCATCATCATCGTGCCGACGAAGCTGCCAGCTCGAGCGCCGAGCCGACCGACCTTCAGGGCGCCCTTGACTGCGAGCTGAGGATTCCTGGCGATCAGCCCGGGAGTCGCACCGATGAGCGCGCCAACAGCCCCGCCCGCCCCCATCTGCTCCATCCCCTGGACCATCGACGGGGCCACTTGCCCGGCCGAGCTCGCCATCTCGGAAAGGAAGCCCTCGCCGTAGGACTTCGGCTGGTGCTGGCTCTGGATGTCGACCGCTCTCTTCTCGAGGTCCCAGGCGTCGGTCTCCCCGCGAATGCCGCGCCAGAGCATCTCCCGGCCCACCTCGCCGAGCTTGTCGGAGGCTGACTTGTTCTCGCTGTACGACTCGCCGAATTTGGAGAGCAGCCCCTTGTCGTAGGAGCCGGCCTTCTGCATCTCGACCTTGGGGGCAGCGGAGAAGTCGAGGGGCTTTGTCTCCGGCCTCTCCTCCGCCGGCGCGAGGCTCACCCCGAAATCCATGCCCACAGAGGGCTCGCCGCCGGCCGCCATGTCGATGCTGGTCCAGGCGTTCCGGAGGAACTGTGTCAGCTTGTACATCGGCTGATCCACGACGACGTGCTCGGCCACGTCCTGGTGGCGACGGAACACGTCCGCCATCGTGGGGTTGTTGGCGAGCCACCCCTTGGCGTCGAAGTTGGAGACCTGGAAGTCGCGCTCGAAGGCGGGGTAGTTCTGCTCGACCCAGTCCGCGGGCACTCGCATCCGGCGGCTGAGCTCCTTCACCTGGGATTGCTTGTCGGGCTGGGCCGCGAATGCGCTGTACGCCGCCTGACGAAGTCCATCCGCCAGCCCGGCCTCGTTGTCCACCTGGGGCTCGACCAGCTCGGCGTAGGGGTTTGCCTGCTCGACTGCAGACGTCTGCGCTCCAGAGGGCGCAGCGGTTGGATCGGCCTGGGGTTCCACCAGGTCGAGGTACGGGTTCGTGTCGCCCATTTACTTGGTCCCCTGGTGCTTCAGGTCGTAGAGGCGTTGCACTTCTTCGTCGGTGACGGCCCGACCCTTGGCGCGGAGTGCGGACTCGATCAGCGCCCGCTCCTCGACCGGAACGACTCCGGCCGCGCCCTTCACCTTGTCGCCCGGCCGGATGCGGTACGCGGGGACCTTGCTGTCGAAGAAGGTGCCCTCGCGCACAGTCTCCCGGAACGCCTGGGCCTTCTGCGTCTCCACCTCCTCAAGCGTGGGCGGGACCCCATTGCTCTTCGAGGTGTACTGGAGGTACCAGCGATTCATGTACGCCTTGAAGTCGCGCTGGTTCCCCTTGCTCGACTTGAGGTCCGGGGCCTTGTTGATCGCCGTCTCGAGCGACTTGTCGAACTCCGAGGTCTGCAGCCCGCCGGCCTTCCTCATCTGCTCGACCAGCTTGTTCTGCTCGGCCCGCATCTGGTCGCGCATCGGCTTGGTGGTGCTCCCGCCGTAGACCGTGTCGATGTTGAGGTGGGCGCGCTCGTCGGAGGGGCGCGCCATGAAGTCCTTGAGGGCGTCGGTGTTGACCCTGGCAGTGGCCTCGCGGCTGCGGCTGCGGGCGAGCTCGTCCTCGCGCTGGAGTCGGTTCCAGAGCTCGACGGCGCCGTTGTTCGGGTCGAGCAGGTAGGAGGCGAAGCCCGACATCTTCGGATCGTGGAGGTTGTTCCCGTTCTGCCAGTAGAGGGACAGGGCCTGCTCGAACACGTTCTCCCCTCCGCGCTTCTTGCTGGCCGCGGCGTCCTGGAGCTGGTCGTCGAGGACCTTCCTGGCGGCTTCGCGCCTGGGCCCCTCCGGAATGGTCTCCAGCTTTGCGCGGGCGGCGTCCGGGTCGATCCACTCGTAGCCCTTCAGCTTGGAGCTCGAGGCGATCTCCGACGCATCCCGTCCGGCCTGGGTGGCAGCGAAGAGGTGGTGCACGTCGCGCTCGAGGGTTGCGGCCTCGGACCCGAGCTGCCCCTTCACTTGCTCGAAGTACGCCTTGGCCCCCGTGCCGTCCGATGCCGCGAGGTAGCCCTTCAGCGCCGCCCCGTACCCCTTCGCCTTGAAGTCGGCCACCTGCGCTTCGATTGCCGCGTCTGGCAGGTGGAGCACGTCCTTCAGGTAGCGCGGGAGCGGACCGGCCCCACCGTCTGGATCGAAGAGCACCTTGCCCATGGCGGAGTCCACGGCCTTGGGATCCGAGTAGTTGAGCCCGATCGTGTCGAGAGCGAGCTTGGCCTGCCCGTCGGCGACGGTCTTGTAGACCTCGTCGGTCTGCTGAGCCGCGTGACGGTTGATGCTCTCGCGCGCCTGCTCGAGGTGGCCGGTCGACTTGGTCAGGTACAGCTGCTTCGTTTCGTCGTCGGGGAGCTCCTGGAAGATCTCCCGCTGCAGCTTCCGGAGGCTGCCCACCACCCCGTCGTGATCCAGGGCGGCCTCGCCCCGCTGATTCATGTACCCCGTCTTCGAGTCCCACATGATGTCGGTCGCGCCCTGGGCGAACTTCAGGTAGGCGTCGTCGGAGCGGAACTTCCGGGCCTTCTCGGCCTCCGCCCGCTGAATGGCGGCCGCCTGCTCGAGCTCTCCCGATGCGCGCCTGGCGCCCTGTCCAATGGCGGAACCGAAATCCTCGGGCGCATAGTGGACGTTCGAATAGGGCGTCCCAACAGGGCGCTCCTGGACCTGCGGCTCGTACTGGGGAACCTTCGGCACTGGTGGCCTCCTACTTCAGGGATTTGTAGAACTTCGCCGCCAGATTCGCGGTGTTCGATCCGCCCTCGAGGAGGGAGGCGACCGCGCCGTAGTTGCCCCGCGCTTCGGCCTGAGCTCCCTGGGTCCGGAAGTCGGTGCCCTGGGTGCGAAACCCCCAGGCCTCGCGCGCTGCGTTCGCCTTGATGGTCTGCGCATCGAGCTCGGCGGCGGCCCTGGTGTCCTCGGCCAGCTGGGCGGAGGTCCCGACGCCGACCTCGACTCCGCTTGCTGCAGTTGCAAGGCGCTGCTCCCCGACGATGTCGGTGCCCTTCATTCGCGCTTCGCCGGCCTGCTTCGATCCTCGCTGCTCCGCGTCGACCGCCGCCACGTCGGAGAGGTGCGCGTTCTTCTTGGCGACCTCATTGGCGGCGGCGCCGGCGTTGGCTTGGCCCACGGCGTTGATGCCGGTGCTGAGGGCGCTTAGCCCCATTGCAATTCCGAGTGTCACTGGCTCACACATGGTGAATCCCCCGAAGTTCGATACGCCGGAATGGAAGGTCGGTGACCGCTCCGGGCATGGGCGCTGGGTCCTCGACGTCGAAGCCCAACCAGAAGGCCCATCGGCAGGCGGTCTCGTAGCGGGCGTCGATGGCGTTCACGAGGACCGGCCACCGTTCATGTAGGCGGCGCACCTCGGCTCGACACCGGCGTAGGAAGGCCATCGGCCAGCGATTCACAGCGTCGCCGGTGAGGAGCCAGATGGCGCCCACCCCGTTGACCAGGTCCACGGGCATCACCCCCCAGATGGCCGCCGGGCTGCCGTCGACCAGGAGGGTCTTCGGGGAGTCGGACACCTTCAGCGACTCGAGCAGGGCCTGTAATGGGGTCCAGCCGGCGGAGGCCATCACCTCGCGGGCGTCCTCCATGCGCATGGTGAGGGCGAGCTCCCGGGCGTGGGCCTCGGTTGCCGGGACCATCTCGAAGCGGATCAAGGCTTCCCTCCAGGTTCCACTTCGCGGGTGATGCCCAGGAGGGCGAGTGGCAGCGGGTCGACCTGCTCGATGCACACGCTTCCTGCGGCCTCCCAGCCGGACGCGAGGGCGATGCGCGCCTGCCCCGTTGCCGCGGCCAGGGTGCCGAACCCGTCCTGCACCCGGCGCTGCTGCCAGGGCTTGAGCTTTTCGAAGCTCGGACCAGCCGACGCGCCGCGGGAGCTCTCGACGTCGAGCACCACCGCGGTGACGTTCTTCTGGCTGGTGCGGGCCTCTGCGACGTCCAACGTCTGGACCTGCATCGAATACTTCAGGCCGATGATCCCAGAAACCACGTCTGGGAAGTCGACCGCGATCGCACCGCTGGCAACGGTGTAGGGGCCGCACACCTCGCCCTCGATGAGCGCCCAGACCTCCTTGCCCTCGAGGTGATCGAGGCCGCCGATGGAGGTGGTGGGCGTGGGCTCGGTCAGGCTGAGGCGGACCCCGATGTAGAAGACGGCCGAGTCGAGGAACCAGCTCGCCTCGATGTTGCCAACCCCGCGGGAAGCGAAGCGCTCGATGTACCGCCGCGTCTGCCCCTCGACCTCACGTCGAACCACGACATAGACCGCGTCCTCCTCTCCCTCCGGGACGGTGCAGACCGCTTCGAACCGCGCCTTGAGGGAGGTGTCGAGGTTTCGAGCGCCGGTGAATGCGTTCTCGGTGTCGTGCCAGGCCCAGGCCGCGACGTTGTGCTGTCGGTCGTAGGTGAGGCTGAGCAGCACGCCGTCCTGTCGCACGGCCCAGGCGATGCTGTAGGGGTCCTCCGCGTAGGCCCAGTCGACCACTCGAAGTCCGGCGCCCCGGTACTGGAACAGGTGTTTGGCCAGGGTGGTGACGTCGCTCACCCCGTACTTCCCCCTCTCCTGCTCGAACGCGACCTCGTTGATTCCGACGCCCTTGCTGCGGACGTAGAAAAGCGTGTCGCCGATGACCAGGGGCGCGAGGCTCGAGCTCCCGTTCTCGGCCTGACGGAGGAGCAGTGGAATCCGATCCGCCCCGAAGTCAGAGCCACTCCACACCCCGCCAGAAGTCCCGATGAAGAGCCGGTCCAGGCCCGCCATCCAGCGGATCTCCTCGCGGCGCAGAGCAGCCAGCTGGGACTCGACCGGGCCATCGGCCGTCTCGAGAGTGTGGATGCCCAGGTTGTAGAAGTCGCCCACGGCGCTGAGCCAGATTCGGCTCGGTCGCTGGATGGTTCCGCCAAAGCCCAGCCGCTGCTCGAAGATGGCGACCGCGGCTGGGTGCTCGGTGCGGATGATGTTGCCGCTGCGGTCGAAGACCTGAAACGGGTCAATTCCGCTTGGGGGCTGGATCTCGTAGTTCGGTTCATCGCCCTGATCGATGAACTCTCTCGAGGTCGTCTCGCCGACCATTCCGCCGAGCCTTCCGCGACCGCGGTACACGCGCCATCCGATCACCTGGCCGGCCGGCGTTGAAGTCGGAGTCGCGGTGGTTGGCCAGCGGAGCGCGATCGGCTTGGACGGGTAGACCGCGAACCTGGCTGGCAGCGGCGCCGCCACGTAGGGGTCGGCCCCAAAGGCGGACTGGCTCACAACCTTGAACGGAGCAGACTCCTGGACCTGGCCGGTGGTGTTGTCCCGAACCAACGAGGTCACCCACCAAATCCATTCCCTGTCGGGCATCCCGTTGGCGAGGTCTTCCGTCGCGATGGAACTGGTCAGGATGGCCGGCTCCTGCCCGTAGTCGGCGTCGGTGAAGCAGGCCGCGGGAGGAGTCAGGTCGACGGTACTCACCACCCAGTTGGTGTCGGCCAGCCGCGTCACGGTGAGGGGGTCCCAGTTGCGGTGGGTGAGGTAGAGAACGTCGCCCACCTGGGCGTACTGGATTTCGGGCAGGTCCGACTCCTCGTAGTCGATGGGGACGAAGTAGCGGACCCCTGGCGAAACGGTGACCGGGGTCCCGTTCTTGATGAAGCGGATGTAGCCGTCGCCGAACTCGAGGACGTAGGTGTCGCCGTCCGAATAGATGAACGGGATGAGCCGCACCTTCTGGTCGGAGTTCGCCACCTCGCAGATGAACTTGGTGCCCGGGCGGTTGAGCGCTGCACCTGTCGGCACGGGGAAGAAGTTGCGGCACCGCTTCAGGCCGCTCGCGTACTTGGGGGACTCGGTCCGGCCCTGGAACGTGGGGGAGAGCTCGCCGCCGACGAAGCTGGTCTGCTGAATGGAAGCCACCCGCGTCTACCTCCCGGAAATGAATCGGCTCTTGGGCCGGCGCTCTTGCTTCTCGTCCTGGGACACCGCGGTCGCCCGGTGCAGGGACATCTCCGCCATCTGCGCGGCCCTCACCTGGAGCTCCGGCTTGACTGCCAGCCCCATCGCCAGCTCGCGCGCCACCGCCCAGGCCAGCGCCTCGCAGAACAACGGCGGCCATGCGGTCTCGACCGTCACCTTCGCGGTGTAGATGAGCTCGGCGTCCTCCAGGTCGGTGCACAGCACTCGGCCGGAGCCGGCGTCGTTGAGCTCCACCGTAAAGGGGATGCGCTGATCCGCGGTGGGGTTCCGCTTGCCCGCGTAGATATACCGCGCCTGCAGGCAGTCGGTGGGCAAGGCGTAGACGAGCCCCCACCCTGTCCGCTCCGCCGAGGAGAGCACCGCGAGCTCGGCGTGCTTGGCGGCAAATGGCCAAGGGAACGACGTGAGCAAGGTGTCGCGCAACTGATCGAAGACCGCATTGCAGATGTCTGCAGCGGTACTTCCATCGGCCAGGCTGCTGATTGCGTCACGCTGGCCAACTCGGACCAGCGCGAGGTTGCAAATTTGGACCTTGGTCGGCACGTCGTTCCCCCTGGCTCGCTACTAGACCGGGCTCTTGTCGGAAGGACGGCCACCCTTCGCGTGGTGGTGTTCCTTCGCGGCCGGAGTCTTGGTCGCGTTCAACTCCGACATGGTGGACGGGTCCGTCTCCTTGGCCGGAGGGGGCGTCTCGCCCACGGCGGCGGAGGCTCCGACGAGCTTCCAGTGTCGCGGCGCCTTGAAGCCTTCGGGCACCTCGACGATGGAATCCTTCGGCTTGAGAACGCCGTCCTGGAAGAAGGCCTTCTTGGTCAGCTGGTACTTGGGCATTGGTGGGATCTCCTGTGCAAAGAGGGACTGCGGAAGGTTGGGTGTTGGACGAGCAAAGCCGCCGGCCCCGTACAAGCAGGCCGGCGGCCGTTCACTGGACTAGAAGCTCTGCTGCAGGTCCCTCACGAGTCCGGCGGTGATGGTGCCGGCCGTGGTGGTCTGCACCGCCACCAGGTAGCGCAACCCCAAGAACCCCTTGGTGATGCCTTGCGGCAGCGCCCCCAAGCGGAACTGGTAGCCCTGCACGAGGGTGGTCACCACGATGGCGGCCGTCTCCTGCAGAACCACGAGGTTGGTGCTCAGCGCTTCGTTGTCCGCCATCACCAACTGCACCTGGACGGTGCCGGTGCTGCCGGCGGAGGTGAACGCTTCGATCACCTGGCACAGGACGGACAGCGACTGTCCCGGGCCAACGTCGAAGATGGTGCTCCCGCCTTGCGGAATGCTGCCCGCCACTCCCAAGTCGATTGACTTGTCGGAGAGGTAGGTCCCCGCGACCTGCGAGAGGTCCTGCTCGTCGGAGAACATCAGTGTTTGATCGAGGTACATGGTTTGGAGTCCTTTCTTGGTTCGATGTCGTTGGGGGCCGGGTTCAGGTGATGGGGTCCTCGTCGGTCAGCGCGTCGGCGCGGCGGACGGGGATTCCCAGGAATGAGGTGACCGGCTTGCCGCCGATCTCCTCGATGCGGAGGGTGGAGTTCGACACTCCGTTCAGCGCCTGCTTGTGCAGGAAGGCGCCGATCTCGCGGTCGCAATAGAACGCGGCCCGCCCCTGATCCGGGTCATACAGCGAGTGGTACGCATCGACCATCGTGTTGATGAGCGACAGGTCGGTCGTCACCAGCGCGCTGCGGTCGATGTTCGCGATGCGCACGGCCTGGCGACGGTCCGCGACACACAACCCCGTGTGCCACTTCCAGTTGCTCACGTAGGCCATGAACTTGTCGCCGTCCTCGTCCTCCCAGGGAATCTCTCCCAGGTCCTTGTGGACGAGCCCGCCCTGGCTCCCCTTCGGATAGAAGAAGAAGACCGACTCGGGGCTCCAGACGAGCAGCCAGATCGACGCCTGAGCTCCGGAGGGAGAGCCGGTGTGCAGAATGATCTGCGAACCAGCCAGCCCGGAGGTGGAGTCATACCGGGGGGACAGACCCTGGAACTTCTCCGGGGCCGACTCGGTCGAGTGGTAGAAGCCACCGGTCTCGACCTCGTTGGCCATCGAGCGCATGAACTTCCGGTCCTTGAGGTACCGGTAGCTCGCCTCGTTCCCGTTCAACTTCGCCAGGTCCGAGTCGACAACGCTCCAGCCCTCGAGCATGCCGGCCGTCTCGACGAACTGTCGATCAGCGCCCTTGCTCGGAGGCGTCCCCTTGTTGAACCGACGCCAGGCGACGGCCGGGAGAGCCATTTCTTCGGTCACCTGGTGCCCAGTCTCGCCGTTGGCCTCGACGAAAACTGCGTCTTGCAGCAGTGAATTCTGCTGCGCCAAAACCTCGACGACCTTCGCCGTGGTGCCATCAGGGTCCTGCGTCTTGATGACGTCCACGAGGGTCGGGAGGCTCGTGTCATTCGCTGTGGTTGCCATTGCTCGTTACTCCTTTTTCTTGTGCATGGTTGGGTACATCCCCCGGAGGAACTCCTCCCTGGAGGTCGCGCCTTTGCCGCCGTTGCCGGTGACGCCGCCGCTGTTGTCTTCGGAAATTTGCTTCCCCACGTTCACGAGGAACCGGAGCATCTCGGGGTGGTTGTCGAGGCCTGAGTCCTTGAGAATTGAGAGCACCGCTTCGCCCTGCCTCTCCCCGCCGAACCGCGCGATGGTCTTCCGCGCGAACTCGACGCTTGCGGGCAGCTTGTCGCCTCCCAACTCCTTGTCGGCTCTGGCCTGGTCCGTCCACTCCTTGCGCACCTGTGCCCAGTGCTGCTGGCTCCGCTCGGTCGTGGCGGCCTGGGCCTTGACGTAGAAGTCAGCTGCCTTCTGGGCTTGCTCCCCCTTGAGGCCCAACTCCTTCGCCAACGCCTTGAACTCGCCAAGCGTCGCGTCGTCCACCTTCACCCCGTCCGGGAACTTGATGACGAGCTCCGGCTCGGCCTTGGCGTCGGTCTTCACCTCTGCCTTGTCCTTGCTGGTGTCCGTCTCCTTGCTCTCGAGGAGGCTGTCGCTCTCGGTCGCCTTGCCTGCTGCGTCCGTCTTCTGCTCGGTAGTGGCCCCGGCGCCGGTCTTCTCGGTCGTCGTTGCCTCCTTGCCCTCGGCGTTCCCGGTGGAGGTGCTGCCGGTGGCTCCAGCTCCGCCCGCATTGGTGGAACCCGTAGCGGTGGTGGTGGGGTTCGTCTGCATCAGTCGTGCTCCTGGTGAGCGGCGGCCACAACGGCGCGCCGGATTGAGCTCCGCTGCTTGGCGGCGGAGATTGCTTCGCTCTGCATCTGGAGGAACTCGTCCGGGCAGAGTTCCTGGAGATCAGCGACCAGTTGCTTGCCGACGGACTGCTGGCCACCGCGGCGAACGTCGTGGCTGTTGCCGCTGAAGAAGTCGTCCATCACCCCGCAGCGCAGGTAGATGAGGTGGTAGACGAAGCGCCGGCCAACCTCGGTCCGCATCACCTGGCGGAGGTCCTCCTCGCGCTTCTCGTGCACGCGGCGCTCGGCCTCGGTCAGCTTCTCCTGGGCCTCCTTGTTGGCGAGGTACGAGCGGCTCATTGCCGGCTACCGCCCGCGGCCGCGACGCCGCCCAGCGTGTTCCCCACCAGCCTGGTGAGGGCGTTGTCGTCGCTCATGTCGGCGCCGGCCAACTGGTTCGCCCCTTGCGCAGCCTGGGCCATCGCCGCGCCTTGGGCAGCTGCTGCCTGCTGCTGGGCCCGCTGCTGCCGAATGGCCTGCACCCGCTCGGCGGTGTTCATCAGCGTGGACTTGACGCCCAGCACGCGGCTGTACTCGTCGAACGTGGCGTCCTCGTTCAGCTTGTCCAGGACGTCCGGCTTGATGCGGGCCAGGTTGCCGGTGAAGCCCACCAGGCGGTCCACCGGTCCGGCCTCGACGAGCTTCTGGGCCTGGGCGAGCGGGCCCGTGTAGTCGACCTTGAGCTCCTGATTCGCCAGCTCGCGCGGGGGCGGAGGCAGGCGGCCCTTGCGAAGGAGGATTCCGAACGCGCGATCGATGAGGCGCTTGAGGAGCTCGTCCTGGATGCGCAGCACCACGGGGCCGAGAAGGAGCAGCTTCTCCTCGTGCCGCTCGGCCACCTCGGTCGCAGTGATGCCGCTCCGATCCGCGTCCATCATCATCGCCCAGAGGTCGACGTAGAACTGGGCATTCACCCGCTGCTCGATGTCTCGGATGGATTCGGTGGTGGCGACGATGCCGGACGGGTTGATGACGAGCGCAGGCCCGAACTCGGTCCCGCCCGACACCTGATCGACGGCGACGTGGTCCCCCGGCATGAGGGAGATGCGGTCCCGCCGCATATTCGATGGGCCCTTGGTCGGCGGGTCGACCAACTTCTCGACGCCTTCGGCGCGGGCCTCTTCGTAGATCTGCAGCGCCTTCACATCCCCCAGGGCGGCCATCCCCGGCGAGTTGCCGTAGACGTCCTCGCCGGTGGCGTCCCATCGGGGCGCGGCGATGGGGCAGTCCATGTACCCGCCCTCGCGGAGGAACTCGCGGTCAGACTTCCCGTCCTCCATCCAGCAGCTGCGGAACGCCATGCCCCGGTGGTTCGCCTGGCTTGGGTCGCGGTCGAGGTTCGGCTCGATCACCCGGACAACCTTCCGCCATGTGTCGTAGTTGCCCTTGTCGTACTCGCTGCGAACGTGCGCCGAGCAGTTGTTGCGGCCGAACTTGCTGACCATCTGCACCACGGTCATGGACATCTCGCGGTACAGGGTGTCGACCACCAGGCGCTCGCTGTTGGCGAGGGCGTAGGAGCCGGTCGGCTGGACGTAGAGCCGGAGCACGTCCTCGTCGTCCTCGTCGATGATGACGGGCGCCGTGCCCGGCACCGCGAGGTCCTGGTAGCTCTCGAAGAGCGCCTTGTAGGTGTTGGACTTGGAGAAGACGTCGTAGAGGGCGAGCTCGCAGTAGTGCAGCCAGGAGCTCACCGGCCCGAAGTCCGCGAGCTCGGAGTCGTGGGTGCTCAGCCGGAACCAGGGATGGGAGGGGCTGGTGATGCCGGCGAGCATCCCCGCGCCAAGGGTCTGCACCGCCTTGGTGGCCGTGCCGTTGATGATCTTCTGGTGCTTCTTCTCGCCCCGGTTCCTCTCCTGGTCGTAGAAGCGACTGCGCCTCGGGAGGATGTAGTCCGACAGCTCGCGCCAGTGCGGATCGTGGCTCGCCCGCTCGTTCTTGAGGGCAGTGTGCCGCTTGAGGTACCGCTCGCGCCGGGAGGCCATGTCAGTACCCGGCCGGGCCCTTGCCCGCGTTCGCGATGGTGCCCCCCGCTCCAGTCAGGAAGGCCTGGGAGATGCCGAACCGGAGTAGCTGCCGCTGGCGCTCCCGCTTTGCAGACGCCTGCACAAGCTCGTCGGTGAGGTCTGGTGCCGGGGGTGGCGAGGCCTCCTGTCCGATGATCTTCCCGCCCCCACGCGTGCCGTACCCGCTGCCGAGGTCCCGCTGGCCTGGGCCGATCTGCTCGCCCGGTGCTCGGCCGTTGGGGTACCCCATCGCCGCCTGCTGCTTGCGGTACTGCTCGCGGTACGCGTCTGACCAGGCGTTGCTTGGCGCTGCACCCATCAGTGCCCCCTCCAGCTCAGCGGGTCGAAGTCACGGCGGCGCTTCTGTGGGAGCTCGTTCTGGAATCCGAACGGCTCGTAGGCATGATTCCGGGCCTGCACCGGCATGGCGAAGGTGAGCGCCAAGGCGTCGCCGCGGTCAGGGCTGCCGACGCCCCTGGCCTTCATGTCGTTCTTGGACTCGAGGCGGACCCGGTTCTGCGCGTCGAACTTGTACGTGGGCGCGGTCAGCTCGGAGATGAGTTGGGGGTCGTCGGGAATGCAGCCCCCGTGCTTCACCCACTCCGCCATGTGCCACCACATCTCGGTCCGGCGGTCGGCCACCTTCGGCTCAGGGCGAAGCGGCCGGGCCCCGAAGTTGACTGCCTGAATCTCGTGGCCGAGCTGGCGAAGCCGGTCCACCACCCCGCCGCCCACTCCGGTCTCGTCGATGAAGACCGCGTCCGGTCTCCAGCGTTCGATGCGCAGCGCCACCTGGCCGACGAGTTCCATCAGCTCGAGGTTGCGAAAAATGACGGGGCGCATCGCCGCTCGGCCCTGTCGCGGGAAGACGACCGACTCGTCGTCGCCAAAGCGGGCCACGTCGACGCCCAGAATCTTCGGCTCGCGCGAATACTCGGCCTCGGTCAGCGTGCGGTGGGCCGAGGCGGTGACGTCCTCCACGCCCAGGAGCGCGTTCGACTGGCCTGGCGGGAACTTCCCGAAGACGTTGACCAGCACGTAGGGGTTGTCGCGGCCGTACTTCTCAATCTGGTCCCTGGCCCACTGGATGGACACGCGGGGGGCGCGCTTCGGATCGTCGGGGTCCCCGCTGATCTCCTTGACGAACCACATGTGCCGCTCGCGAGTGCAGGCGCGGTACAGCGGGCCGGACAGGTGCGTGGGATTCCCCGCGATGACCATCCGGGTGTCCGGCCCGGTAGAGAGCGCGGCCTCTCCGGCTGCGATGACGCCGTCGGGGATGCCACCCACCTCGTCGGCCATCACCAGGACGTACTTGGCGTGGACGCCGGCCAAGGTGTTCGCCTGCTGGGACTGGTCGGCCGTCTTGCTCCACTGCCGGCCCGATGCCCACCAGGTCTCGGGGTGATCCTTGGCGACGATGCGCTCGGCGCTCCAGGTGAACGCGGCCTGCAGCAGCTGGCTATTCCGCTGCCACTTCGCCATCTCGGCCCAGAGCCCGTCGCGCAGGTTGTCGCCCGAGATGCTGGTGGCGATCACCTTCGGGTGCGGCCGGGTCAGCAGGTAGTGCCAACCAATCCACGCCATCACCGTCGACTTGCCCGGTCCCTTGCTGGCCTTGAGGGCAATGCGCTGGTGCGTCTTGTAGGCCTCGAGCACTTCGATCTGCCACTCGTCCGGCTCCGCCTTCAGGCACTCCCGCGCGAACACCACCGGCTCCTCGAGCCAGTGACGGATCTTCGTCCGCGCCTTCTCCTGAAGCGGGGTGAACGTCACTCCTCGCCCCCTTCGTCGGGAGTCGGTGGGGCGGGGGCCGCGACGGTGCCGGCGACGAGCCCCTCGAGCGTGAGCAGGCCGGTCACCTCGTGCTTCTCGGTGAAGAGCTTGAGGTGCTTGCCAAGGAGCTCGAGGCAGCGGGCCTGGGTTCCGCTGGTCAGCCAGTCGCTCGGAGCTCCGAAGGCCAGCTTCTTCAGCCCGTTGAGCACCGCGTCGGCCTTGAGTTCAATGCGGTCAATCTGCACCGCAAGGGCCGCGTCGACCGCGGCTTTGACCCTAGCGTTTCCTAGCAGCCGCACCGCCTGAACATCCGCGCCCTTGGCCGAGTATCCGGCGGCAATCACTGACCTGCCGCCGTTGCCCGATGCGGCGTAGTGCGCGGCAAATAGGCGTTGCTTGGGATTGAGCCCGTCGCTTTCGACTGGTCGTTTGCGCTTGGGCATCCCGGACCTCAGCGGCCGCGGGAATTCCTCCCATTGCCGTGAGGCGTAGCATCTGGGGGCTTTCGTACATTTTCCGTGGGGGTCAATTTCCGCCCGTACCGCTTGGCATGACGGAGCAGCAGATCGAGCGCGCGGGCG